GCGCCGCCGCCGCCGCCGCCATAGCCCCTCGCATTACCGCCAGCACCGCCGCCGCCACAGCCGGCAGCACCGCCTGGCCCGATCGGCGATGAACCGCCCGCACCGCCCGGCTGGTGGAAACCGGAATTATCCGGTGCGCCACCATCACCGCCTTGTATGCTCAGAAGCAATATCCCTCCAGTGAACGTGCCGCCGGCATTCATGTTGCTGGTGCCGCCCGCAGCTGCAGTCGCAAACGAGGTCGAGCCGCCGTTGCCGAAGCCGCACGCAGCGTTGCCGAAGGTCGTATTGCCGCCAGGCCCGCCGGCGCCTGCCCCAGTGGCAGAACCGGCGCCGCCGCCGCCGCCGGCGACCATTTCCACATCGATCCACTTGACGTTGGCGGGCGTCGTGTAGGTCCCGCTGCCCGAGATGAAACGCTGCACGGTCGGCGTGACGATCGCGCCGCCCGCCGGCGCCGCCCAAGTGCCGTCAGCTCTTAAGAAGTTCGCAGTGCCGCCGCCGCTCGCTGGCGTCAGTCCCTGCAGCGAGCTGGTGAATAGATTGAGATCCGCCGTGAGTTGCGTGCCGGTGACGTCGATCGGCGTTGCCGTCGCGCCGGTGTTGTTGCCCTTGTAGGTGTGCGCCGCCATCGTCGCCAGGCGCGCGTTGGCGAGCGTGCCGGTCCATCCGACCGTGATCGAGGTCGCCTGCAGCAGCGCTGTCGCCGGCGTGCCGGCCAACGTCAACGTGATGTTGGTATCGTTGACCGCGGTGAGCGCGCCGGCTGCCACACCCTGGATATGCGTGGCGTCGGTCCATTGCGCCCACTGGTTGGCCGCCGGCGTGCCGACGTTCGACACGTTGCCGCCGCCGCCGGCTCCATTGATGGTGACTTGCTTCGGGTTGTTGGTGACGGTGAGAGTGATGCCAGTGCCGGCGGCGAGTTGATAGGCGCCGCCGTAATAGGGCGCATCTGCAAGTGCATGCGGCGCCGACTGGTCGACCGCGACCCAGGTGGTGATGCCGAGCGCGTTGCGCGAACCGTAGGGATCGCGCGCGGCATCGAATTGCTGGCGATGCCGCGGCGTGGTCATGCGGAACCATCCGGCTGCGCATCGGCAAGCACGCCCATGGCATTGTTCCAGACTTCACCATAAGGGATCAGAACCCGGAAGCGATGCAGGCGCGAGCTCGTCAACACCGAGGCTGCGCCGGTTATCTCCAGCGGGATCTGATCAACGCCGGGAACCGGATTGCGCGGATCGCTGTCGATGATTTGCCCGCTGATTGCCCACACCGGCGGATCGCCGAGCCGCTCGCGTATGGCCACGCCGACCGTCGCATCCGCGCCATCGATCAGCGGATAGACCTCGTTCACGAACGCCCGCATGCCTGGCGCTAGATGCGTCTCGGCCGTCTCCACCGTTGCCGGCAGGTTTGGGCCGTCGAGCGAGCACAATTCGCCGAGCTGATTGATGCCGCAAACGATTGGGCGGCCGCCGACATAGGCAAAGCTGTCGAGCGCGAGCGGGGTTTGGTTGGTGCCCCAGCTCGGCGGCGTGTCGGAGGCCCCGCGCGTCTGCGGCGGCGGTGCAAAGAATGCGGGAGGCGGTGCCGCTGCTGCAGGAGGACCAGGGTTTGCGCCGCTGTCGAGAAACTGATCGCCGGTGATCGTAGTATCGGTGTCGGTGTCGAGATCGATAAAATGCGAACCCAGCAGCGCCCACACCAGCGCATTGATGGTGCCGGTGGTGAACCTCTGGTTGGCCCAATTGTAGATGATGATGCGATCGTAATTCTGCGAAGCCGTCGTGGCGTAGAACGCCCATGCGACATAGGGCCGGTTGGTCGGTACGATCTGATAGAGGTTGCGGCGCTGCCGATCGGAATTGAGCATCAACCATTGGTTTGCCTTGTCCTGGCCGATCGGCAACAGCTGGCTGCCGGCGAGCGCATAGAAACCGTCCTCGTTGATGAAGTAGAAAACGTCGCCCACGGTGCGGAAACAGAACTCGCCGACCGCGCCGCGGTCGTGCAAGATTTTGGTGAAGTTGAAAATGGTGTTGATGTCGCCCGGCAGGAACTGCATCAAGCGAATGCCGCGATCTTGCACCACATAAGCGACGGTTTCGTTGCCGGCGACACCCTGGACCGGTCCTCCATCTGGAAACAACTGAAAATCGCACAGGCCATTGCCCGGTACCCAATTGGTCGGGTTGTTGATCCCGCACCATATCATCATGCGCCGGTCGGTGGGCATGCCGGCAATGGTCGAGCCTTCAGCCAGGCCGCCGAGCACGACGAAATCGCCGATCACTTGCACGTTGTGCGCCTGCGGCGGCGAGCCGCCGAGCGCCGAAAAATTCGTTCCCGTTTCTACGTCGATGGCCTGCGGTACGTCGCCGAACTGAACTGCGATAAGCGTGGTCCCGAACTGAACCGCGCTCCACAGCTCACCGCCGGGTACGTTGTAGCTGCCACCGGTCGTGCGGCTCACATCGGTCCAGCCCTGGAAACTCCACTTCCACAGCTTGTGTCTTGTGCCGGCGTAGATTTCCCAAGTGCCGTCCTTGCGGCGCACCGGAAAAAGACCGAGCGCCGGCAGATCGCCAAGCATGGCGTGGGTGATCGCCTGCAGGCTCGGGATCGGCTGATAGGAATTGAGCGTAGCGAATACGTTGTCGGCGATGCTGGCGAATTGCGTGTCGAGGAGGGAAAGGTCCGGCTTCCACTCACCGAACGGCACTGTTGCTTTTGGCATTTTCCTCGATCGCCTTCTGCAATTCGATGTAGCGCTTCACATCGTCGGGATTGGTGACGAAAAGCTTGCCGTCGAGCTCGAGCACTTCGAACACGCCGTTGCGCTCGCCGAGCTTGTCGCGAAGCATCCGCGGCGTATGAAACATGATCGTGATCGTTTGTCCGTTGTGCAGCTTGTCGAGCTCCAGCGGCGAGATCGGAACGGCACCGATCAGCGCGCCGGTCGCTTCATAAACGTCGAACAGTTCAGCCATAGTATGCTCGCATCCTTCCCTGGCGAGAGCGCCGGTCGGTTTCGCGCCGCAGATAGTCGAGCGCTCGCATGCCCGCCTGTTCGGCGTTCGCGACTTGCTCCGCATTGCGGACGGGATAGGAGAACAGGCGTTTGAGCACGGTGTAGCGGATGAGATTGAAGCCTTGGTTCGTCCAGGCATTGCTGTCGGTATCATTGACCAGCGGAATGAGCCTGTACTGTCCGAAGATGCGCAGATTGTAAGGCTGCGACGGCAGCGGATAGATGCGCAGATAACCCTGCTGGAACGCCCACCACGACGGCTGGCCGTTCGAGAGCGTCGAGTAGAAAAATTCAAGCTTGTCCCAATCGGTCGCTTTGACGGTGTACCAGACCACCGGGATCTGCGCCCGCACCATGTCTATTTTGACGAACTCTTGGAGGCCGATCGCCGGCTGCGGCGCGAGGAAATAGACGTCGCCCGCCGGGCCACCGGTCGGGCCGTTGGTGCCGGTGCCGCCGTTGGGGGTGACGGTGAGTTTGTAGGCGCTGGGGGCAGTGTCGTTCCACCAAAAGCGTTCGGTATCGTGGTCGCGGATAGCATCAGGGATCGCATCCGCGATTTCATCGGTGAGATTGGAGCGTCGGAGGTCTTGAGCGATTTTGGCTTTGAGGTCGCCGAGGGTGGGCATGGCTTTTCCTCGATGGGCTCACTGAGCCGCTCGTAAGCGGCCCAGTGTAGGAACCAATAGGACGCACGCACTTACTGTCCGCCTGGATTTGCCCACTCCAGCACGAACAACGCCTGACCGGCCGTAGGCAGCGCGGCCGCAAACGTGCCGGTGAGCCAGATCGCCATATCAGCCGCCAACGGTCCCGCCAGCGCGGCGATGATCGTTTGCGTGTTGATGCCGACCGCACCGATCGCGTTGGCGGCCACGATCTGCGCACCGCCTGCGGCATTGCCCACCGAGATATTGTTGGTGGTCGATGAGTTGAACGCCGTGCCGGTGACCGTGTAGCAGCGCAACAACCCAGCCCCCGCCGGAACGGTGCCGACCTTCACCGACACACCGGCACCGAACGGTTGGTTGAAGTTGAGCATGAATACGATCGCACTTTCTCTTGCAGGATAGTCGCGGGCAGTCGTGCCCAATGTACCTGTTGGCATGTTGAGCTCCTCTTGGCTTTTGCCGAATGGCTTTCGATTGTTGCGTCGAGGGTTACGCTGACGGCACGCCGTATGACGTGACGACGATGGTGGCGAAATCGATGGCGTTGAACACCATCTTTTTCAGTCCTTTGATCGACCACGCCGACACTTCGAGGCGGCGCTTATGATCATATAATTCTTCATTCCACCTGTAACGATTTTCACCGGAGTTCTGACCGAAGGCGATGGCCGCGGCTTGCGCACCGAGGAACACCGCACGACGGGTCGAGGTCTGCTGCGCGCCCGAAGTAGAGTGAACGCCGAACGGAATTTGCTCGCTCTCGCGCAGGATCACATTGTTGTACATGCCGAGCGCTCCGGTGAAGATCGGATTGTCGCTGATCTCGCCGCCCGTCATGGCCGCCTTTTGGATATCCATCCATTGCCCGGCGTTGACGCCGGCGCGCAGCTGCGTGGTCTGGATCGGATGAATGTACATTACATAGTGCTCGCCGCCCTCGATCCTGATCGGGCGGATTTTCGGCAGGTTGTTGGTGCCGCCGGTCTTGGCGAGCTCCACTGCCTTGTCGATGACCGCCAAGCCGAAGGTTGCCGTGGTCGTGGTGTTGACGGTTTCATCGTTGGCGATCGAGGCGCCGGTGCCGCCGGTGTCGAAGCGCAGGATGCGGCCGGCACTGGGGGCGATCGTGGCGTTGAGGCCGGTGTACTTCACCGAGGTCGGGAACGATGGGCCGCTGATTGACGTATTTCCACACACTTGATTAAAAAACGCGACAGAAATTCTGCGCGCCCACCAATCGACCAGGCCATCTTTGGCTTCCTCGCGCAAATCGAATGCCACTCTTTGCGCGTCGATGGTGTTTTCACTTCTCACGCCGACGACGTGGCCGAGCTCGTTGACGAACACGTTGTCGGCATAAGTTGTCAGCGCTTCGCCGTTGCCTTCGGCGATTTCACTCTCGGTGAAACCGTCGCCGGTCAGCTGCATGCGCAAACCAATGGTGACCCGATCGCCGGGGCCCTTCTTGGTTTCGGTTTTTTCTTGGATCACGCTATTCGCGTTCTGTCCGATCAGTGGATAGATTTCGGTTGCTTTGACGGCCTCGTGCGCGAGCTCCTTGGCCCAAAGCTTGACCGCAAGGGCGTCATTGACGCCATAGCTGGTCGATGCCATGTGGCACCTCCTTTGAGATTGAGGATTGTGTGAGTGCCCTCAAGTGCCGAGAGCGGGCGCACAGCGATGCGTTCGCAGGCCAACGAAACGCCTTTTGCGGGGGCGAACCGAAACGCCTTTTGACGGGGGCGAGCCGACGCGAACTCTAGTTCAGTTTCTTAGTGCGCTGCGCCTTTGAGGCGGCGGAAGCGGCCGGGATATTTCTCGATGAAGGCGCCGAACTCCCTGTCGTTCATTTTCAGCAAATCTTCGATCTCGATATCGCCGAGGTCGCGCCCAGCGCCGCCGCCGACATTGGACAGCGAAGCGGATTGACGCTGCCCGGCTTCGATGCGGTTGAGATCGACGTTCGACGGCGGCAGCGTCCCGTCGCTGCGCTGTGCGGCCGGCGCCGCCGCCCTGGTATAGCCGCGCGCCTTGGCGAGCTCATGCGCCCAATGTGCCGGATTGCGCCGCTCGGCGGCGGCGCGCGCCAGCAATTGGTTCTCCTCGTTCAGCAGCTGCTGGTTGATCGCGCTCGGCGACATGCCTAGCACTTGCAGATCGCGCACGCGCGCCGCCCGCAGATGGTTGAGCGCTTGATAATAGTCAGGATTGGCCCGCACATATTCGGCCTCGGCATTGCGGCCCCAGTCCTGCAGTTGTTTTATTTGATCCTCGGCCTGGATTTGCCGCTTGTAGGCGTCGATCTCGGCCCGCGTCCGCGTTTGCTCGGCTTGCATGTGGCGCACGGCGCCGAAGATATCCTGATCGGCCGAAGGCGGTGCTTGCGGCGCTTGCTGGCGCGGGGCGAGCGCATCGCGGAAGGCGCGAAAGCGTTCTTCCATGCGCACATTTAACAGCTCGGTTTGCCGCGCACGCTCCTCGGCTTCTTGGCGGCGCCTGCGCTCCTCCTGCAGAGTGGCGATAGGAACATGCTCGGGCTTGTCGGGCTTGTCGGGCCTGGCCGGCTCGGCGGTCGGCACCGGCGCATCTGTCGCACCAGGCACCGGTGCCTGCGCCGGTGCCTCAGTCACACTCTGAGGAACCGGAATATCCTTTTCCCCGCGGCTGTCGAAGTGCGCGCGCTCCTCGGCCGTGAACGGCCCGAGGTCCGGTTTCTCTTTGGTTGCTTCTTCTACCATCACATTCTCCTGTTGCCTCGAAACGTACCGCGCCTTGCCCGCCCGGTGCCGGTGCCGGCATCGACTTCGGCGTTGTCGAAACGCACCTTGCCGTAGTCGAGCGAATTGAAATGATCGCGCGTGTTGGCGCCTTCTTGGATTGACACTGGCACGCTCGATCGCGCGTCCATGGTGCGGCTGCCCAGTTCGCTGCCGGGGCGGGCGAGCTCGCCGGCGGCGGTGGCGCTTTGGTGACCGGTCTTCGGCATGGCCGAGTATTCGTCACTCATGCTCATGCCCTTCTGCCGGCCGCCGGGCGGATTGCGCTCGCGCCGGTGGCCGAGATCGGGATTAAAGCCGCGCTCGTATGGCGTCTTGGGATGCGGGCTGGAGCCGCCACCGCCGCGCTTCTGCATGCCCACCTCGCCCGATGGCTGATGCGGCGTGCGCGATCGTTGGCGCGTATAGCCGCGTTTTGGCGCATTGGGGAAAGTGTTCAATTCATTATCGCGCACGCGCGGCATCGCGGTGTCGTGGATACTTGTGTGAGGTCGCTTCTTTGCCATCACTCTCTCCCGTTCCTGCGGTTGTATTCACGCCGTGCGCGCCGCACTTCGCGCCGCGCCATATCCTCGGGGTTCCAGAACCCCTGCGCGCTCTTATCGCGCGTGGCATATTCGAGCGGGCCGAATGTACTCGGGCCGCTCGCCAAGATCGACGTCGGCGTGGACGACAACGGCTCCTCGCGCCCGCTCTTGCGCAATGTCGGCCGCGCTGCCGTGCCCTTTGCGCTCGGACTTTGGCCGCCCAGCCGCATTTCTGAATTTTCTCGGGTGAGCGTGCGCGCGGTCGCACTGTTGTAGCTCTTGGGGAATTGGTCGCGCATCCCGCTTTGGCCGGGAAAATGGCCGCCGCCGGCATAGTAGAGATCGACCTGTTTCTTGGTGAATTTGCGCCCCGATGGGCTCTCGTATTCGTCGCGGCCGACTTTGCGGAAGGGCATGTCATTCTCCTTTGCCGTTTGCCTCGATACGATGCGTTGCTTCGCGTTCCTTGGCTTCCAGCAGCGCCATCTGCATGGCGTGCTGCTGCGTCCTGTGATCGTGGTCGAGGCGCTTTTGCTCCATGGCGTTGAAATGCTCCTGCGCCTTTTGCCGGGCGTCCAGCTCCATTTCCTCGCGCTTGCCGGCGAGCTTGACCCGCTCCGCTGCCAGCACTTTCTCATAATCGAGGTTTGCCAGCATGCGCTGATGGTTGAGATCCTGATCCTTCTCGGCCTTGCGCGCGATCAGCGTCTGCAGATGCCGCTGCTTGTTGGCTTCGACGTCGGCCTGCTTTTCTTGGATCATCAACGTCATTGGATCAGGCGGCGGCGGCGGTGCGTTCTGCTGCGCCTGCTGTACCGCCGTCTTGATCTTGGCGACCAGGCTCGCCGGCAGCGGCGAATAATCGAGCAAGGTGAGCATCACGTCGGGCGGCGGGTTGATGCCCTGCAGCATCGGCAACATTTGCACCATGCTGTTCCACACTAGCTCTTTCTGATTAGGGGCACTCGGCGCATCGTCCACGATCACGTCGTATTCGAGCACGTTGGGATCGCGAATGAGCGGAACGTATTGGCTCGTTTCCTGACCGACGATGCGGATGAGCCGGCCATCGCTCAAAAACTCGGTGATGAAGTACAGCAGCAGATGACCGGACACGCGGCGATATCGCCGCAGGCTGTCGAACAATCCGGCGAGGATGATGGTGGCGCTTTGCCGGCGCTGATACTCCTGGGATGCGGTGCGCGGATCGTTGGGCGAGCTCGGGTTGGCGCCGGCCATGCCCATCATTTCGATCGATATGCCGGTGACGCGCGGGATCGCCTGAATGGCGAAGTTGGTCATTTGCATGAAGTCGGCGGGGAAGTTGGCCGCCGGTTTGGGCGTCACCTTGCCGCCGGTCAGCGCGCCGGGGCGGAAATAGGAGTTGCCGCCCGGCTTCGCCCAATCCTCCTCGAACTCCTGCTGATCGACAACGGCGCCCTCCTCCATCATCAGCCCGCCCTTGGCATTGCGCGCCATGATCTCCACTGCGGTCGACAGCCACTTGTTGGCCCAGGTCTGCGGCGAGCGCATCGCCTTCACCAGGCCGTACCATTGCCGATTGTTGCGGTCCCACTTGCCGGTGATCGGCTGGAACGTGAAATTCTTCGCCAATGCTCCGCTCGGCGCCGCCAGCTTGGTGATTTCGAGCACGATGTCGCCGACGAAGGCTTGGTAGAAAATCTTGCGTGTCTGTTCGACCGCACGATAGTCCTGGCCGAGCATGGCGGCGCGTATCGATGCCATGCGGTGCTGTTCGGCGGTGAGCTCGCGCAAGCCGCCGCCGACCATAGCGCGAAAAAAGTGCTGCGTTTCGAACCATTGGACTTGCACGATGGTGACGACCTGTTCGGTGCGGCCGTCCTCCACTTCGTGCTGGAGCGGTTCGCCGGGGTAATGCACTACATAGGGTGTTTCTTCGTCGGCGAGCTCGCCGGCCCAGGCGGCATCCCAGGTGGCATCATCCAAGATCGGCCGCTTGTCGGCGCCATACGGCCAGCGGTCCTTGGCGTAGGTCAGCGGCACGCGGCGATTAGCGCGAAAGATGCGGCGCGCATCGAATAGGTTTGCTTGTTTCGATCCGCTGTCCCAGACCATTTCCATCGGATCGATGCGGGTTATTTTCGGGTCGCCGTTGGGGTTCTCGCTGTAGTCGAGCCTTGTTTCAGTCCATCCCATCCCACAGGTCGCTGCGTCAGCAAAAGCATTGCTTTCTTCGTGCTCAGCATAACATTGGTCCCGAAACCATCTGGCGGCCTCGGTGAGAACCTCGTTGACCGGCGCAGCACCGATTTGACGCGGGACATAGCGCACCTCCTGCCGGTTGGTAATTTCGCTTCCCGTCACGACGTCAATGACGGGATCGACCACATTGAACACCAGGCAGGCGCGCTTCTGCGCATCCTCCATGTATTTCTTGTCCTCGGCCGGCCATTGTTCGCCGGCACGGAAATCGAAATCGAGCCGTGCTTCGCGGTGCCATTTCTTTGCCGGCGAGTAATCGATCTTCCACCAATCCTTGATGCGGATCAGCAGCTGATCCGGGGTGAGCTCAGGCGTGGTCTTGTCGCGATCGGTTTCGGGTTCGGTATATGAGCGGTTGTCGTCGTAAGCCATGCTCATCGCTGGTCACTCGGTGCTAGACCGTAGGGCATCGGCAGTGCCGGCGGGGTGTAGATCGGTATTTCTTTGCGCATGAGGCCGCGGCGCACGATCTCGTCGCGCGGCATGCCGGTGAGCCGGTGCGTGCGCTCGATCGCGTCGTTGATGACTTGGACCATCGGGCCTTCGCTTGCGCGCTTGAAGCCGGCCCAGGAGACGTCTTGCAGGTTTCCCGGCTGCAAGCCGCGGCGCAGCGCGGCACGATGCACGGGTTCCTCAAGCAAGCCATAGGCGACGTCGCGCGCGCCTGCCTGAACGCTTTTTGGCGCGTGCGCGAGCATGCCGCTTGCCATCTGGTCATCGATGACGGCGCGCGAGAGGTCGCCGAGGAACGAGCGCACGAAGTTGTGCATCTTCGGCTGATCCCGGCCGAGCGCCTGATAGCCGCCGCCCTGGCGATAGAGCGCATAGTTTTTCAGATTGGTCTTGCCGAACGGCCCGCCGCTCACCGTCACCGGCAATTCATGCACTGCCGCCGGGACGGGGTTGCCCTGGCGGCGATTGTATTCGAGGTATTGCGCCATCAAGAAGTTGGCCGGCGGCGCCTGGCCCGATGTCGTCGCCGCCATCGGCACCGCGAACTCATCGAGGAAGCGCTGGCGTCCCTCCTTCTCGCCGAACTCCTTGATGTACTCCTTCTCGAATTGCGCCATCGCATACCAATCGTCGGCGTTGCCGAGGTTTGCACCGCGCTTGTAGGCCGCCTCCAGCTGCTTCATCGTTTCCGGCGCGTCGATCCATTTCTTGTATTCCTGCATGGTCGCTTCGCGCTGCGGCTGGATCGACAGCGTGTCGACATTGGCATCCGGATAGTTGGCGGGGTCGACATAGGTGCGCTTGGCCGGATCGAAGTATGGCGTGTAGCCCTCCTTGCGCATCTGTTCGATGATCTTGGTGCGCTCTTTGGCGAAGGCCTCGGCTTCCGGCGAGAGCTGCTTGCCCATGTACACGCCGCCTTTTTCTTTCAATTTAGGCACTGCCGGCGCGCTCGGCGGATATTGCTCGGCGTATTCTGGAAACGGTGCCGGCTCGCCGCGGCCTTCGTTGATCGCCCAATCGGGCAGCAGGCCCATCTTCTGTTCGGAGAACACGGTATCGGCGGCCGAGGCCTTGCGGTTGGCAGCGCCGTGTGGGCCGTAGTTCACCCAGGAATTTTGCCCGCGCGTTTCGCTCGTCATCGCCGGGCGCGCTTCGTTCGAGTACATGGCGGCGTGCGAGCGCCAGGCATTCTCCTCGCCTGCAGCTCTAAAGCCGTGGCCTTCTTTGAAGTGGCCGAAATAGTCATGCACAATGCGGAACAGGTCGTTGTTGAGGAGCCGCCGGTTGTCGAGCACGACATCGCTCTCGCGCAGCAGCGGATTATCTCTCGCCGCCGCTTGTGCCGCGGCGATGCCGGCGCCGCCTTTCTCGCCGAAGCCGAGATCGGTGGGGAACACCCAGAGGTGATTGTTGTCGCGCAAG